TACTTCCAACAATACCGTCTGTATACTGAATACCACCAGCACTACCTCTTTGTCCAAAAAGCATTGCTCTTTCAATGTCAACTTTATGTTCTCTTAATTTAAGATTCCATAATCTTGCCCATTCATCAGCATAACCACGATAAACAGTAGCTCTAGCTGTATTAGACATTTCACAAGCTGTTTTAAAGATTTGGGTATAACCATAATCATTATCAAGCTCTTGAGACCATACATCTGGAGCACCTGAACCTTGTTCAAATGATGTTCCAATTACAGTACATTTTGAATCATCAGCTAATGCAAGAGTACTTGTTGTTGCTACATGAGATATTACAGTACAAGTAACCGAAGTTTGAGTTGCACTTGATGAATTATCTACACTATTTATTCTTACGTTTGCTGTTGTTGGAACAGAATTACCATCTACATCACCAATTGCAACAACCATTCCTGGTATTAACCAATCAACTCCATCACCACCAGAAGTATCGAAAATCATAGTATCGTCACTACCTTCGGCAACTAATGTTACTGCGCCTTTTAGTAAAAAGCTTCTATCCGTTATAGAAACTTTTGTTCTATCTTCCAAAAATCTGAATTGAGAATCAGATGTTGGAACTTTTCCTACTTTTGACAAATATACGAAAAATGGAGATTCTTCTGGAGCTAAGTCTGCGACCCTATCGCTAAAATCATACAGTCTTCTTGATGGTATAGTACTATCAATGACCGCACCAGGAGTTCCGAATTTCACTTGTCCACTATTATAAGTGCCCATTTATTTCTCCTTTATTACAATACGTTAGTTCGGCTACCAGCTTTTGTAATAGAATCCCACATTGAATCTTTATCATCTTTAGTAATCGGCTTCTCACCATTTAAAATACCTGCTTGTTGAGGAACTGATTGATTTTGACGAATTGCATCAAGTGGATTGTTTTTATTACCTTCAGCTTCGGCCTTTGTTTGAGTTACAGCTTGCCACATATTGATAGCGCCATCAATGCCATATTCCGCAGGATTCTTACTAGCAAAATCCATAAAAGAGGAAATTTGCTCAGCATTCAATCCTTTATTAGCAAGTTCAGTTTGAAGTTTAGACATACCAACTTCTTTCTTTACATCACCAACTTGGCTTTGAACAGCGTTATTAATTGTGTCTTGTAACTCTTGTTGTCGAAATTTATACGACTTAGACGATGGGTCATTATAGGCTTCCCAAGGGTCAAACTCATCCTTAGATAATTCAACACGTTCTTCTTGAACTGCTGGTTGACCACCTTGTACCATTCCTGTTATAGTCTGAACTATATCAGGTCGTGATTCCAACATTTGTCCAATTTGCTCATATTGCTTTAACTTTTGGTTTTCAACATGAAGTTTGTCTTTTTCTGATTGAAAATACTTAGCTTGAGATTCCCAATCACCGCCAGACTCTTGTTGTTGAGTTGCTTCATCTTGCCCTACATTATCATTAACTTGACCTTCTTCAAGATTGTTATTTTCTAATGCGTTATCCATGTTACTCTCCTTTTCTTTGCAATCTCTCTTGCTTTTCTTGAGCTTGGCCACGTAAACGTAACTTCTCTGCTTCGAGTTTAACTGCGTTTTCAAGTTTTCCAACCGCTAACTTATTAGCTGAGTTGGATTGTGATTCTTGTGATTTTAACTCAGATTTGAATTTCTCAACTTCTACACGTTTCCTTGATGAGATTGACTCTCTGTGAGCTGTTTGTAAATCACCTTCTAAATTTTTAATTGCTTCTTGCGATTGTTGTAATTGCGCTTGTAATTGTTGAACAATATCCATTCTTTGTAATACTCCCTCTTTATCAAATATATCTGTTTTCATTAAAGCTTCAGTTCTATCTATAAGTCCTGCTTGATAAGCTTCCATATAAATTGACCATTCACCCCATCTATTTGATGGCATTGTTGAATTACCAATAATATTTATATCATATTGTCCAATTGTTAAATCATTCATCATCTCACCAATTGCTTGAGATTTATCATCATAATGATTAACCATATATTCACTCATATCATTATTTGGTTGTACTACTCTAAATACTTTCTTGTATGTATAATGTTCCTTAGAGAAATTATATATAACTTGACCTAATCTTCTAAGTGAACCTTCAATATCTCTTAATTTTGATTTACTTCTTCTTTGTCCAAAATCTTCCATCATCATTGTAGCTGAAGATGTTTTTGGAGCAACAGCACTATTTCCTTGCATCATTTCAAAAATACCCATATTTAAATCAATATATTTCTCAATAAGTTGAGGCAACTGCATAACTGAGTTAGATAAAGGTTGAGGAGAGGGAAAATGCGGTTCGCCAAAAGAAGGGTCATATTCAATAGTTGCATTCGGATTTGCCCAATTTCTTTCAAGCTCTTCAATATCATCAACACTTCCTTGTGGTATAAGTAACTTTAATCCAGATGATGCTTGTGCATGAGATGTAATTAAAGACATTGTTTTATTTAAAAATCTTTGAAAATCTTTATTCTTTCTAACATCACTCATTGGATATGGAGTATTAGTCCAAATGTTAGGAACAGGTACAATAGGATATTTATCGGTATTTAATATATATTCATATAAAACTATTTGTCCAAGTGTGCATGTTAATTTAATTCTTGTTTGTTGAACTTCCACAACATCAATCAATCCTTGTTCTAAAGCTTTAGCAATTTTATCATCAGATAAGAATTTTTCCATATTTTCAGTATCGAGTATTCTTTCTTCACCTGATTGCATATCCATAATTCTATAATAAGGAACTTTAACTTTAGAAAAATGTTCTATTAATTGATACTTCTCAGAGCCTTCTCCTGTATCTTTATCTTTAATATAATCAGGAGTAAATGTTCCAACAGTTCTTTGATTCATTGGAGATGGATATGTTTCATCTTCTCTATACCCTTCCACTAAATCAATTAAAAGCTTACCATCTTCTTGTTCTTCTGATAATTGTGGATATAAATCCAATAATTGAAATTTTGTAAATATAGTAGATAACATCATTCCTGTTGCATCATCAAAGTATTTACTTCTAGCATTAGGGTCTACTACAACTCTAAATGGGTCAACATATGTAAATTTAACTTCACCTCTTCCATAGTCAGCTTCTCTATCAACATATGCATAAAAATAACCAAGACCTGTGACAGCATAATCATGTATTGATTGTTTAAACACTTCATTACCATCAGATATATTCCATATATATTCAAGTATTGTTTTCCATACATTTGCTAAGTCACTATCGGAATCTTCTCTTGGCATTGCTGAGAATTTAGGTGGTTTAGATGTTATAATAGCTTTAAACTGCTCAATAGCAGAATATATTCTATCTAAAGGTATATTTGATTGATTTCTTTCAGCAAGTGCTTGTGCTTCATCTTCACTAAAATGATTTCCTAGATAAAAGTCAATATCTTCTCTAGCGTGGTCTTCCCACTCTTTTCTAGCATCATGCCATCTATCATATAGTTCTTTTACGTAAGTTGCTTTTTTATCTTGCTCTATCATAACTGATAATATATAATAATTTTATAATGCAAATCAACCCCTTGCTCCAGTAATCCAATTATATGTTTTTTTAGGCTTTTCCCATTCATTATCTCTGTTTTTAACTTTTTTAATTTTACTAGCAGATTTACTACCCTTTGCAAATTGTGTTGATAACCAAAATGCATCGATTGTATCATCATGTGAGCCTTTAGGAAAATCAAGTAATTCTCCAATAAATTCGTGCATATCTTTCTTCAAATGAACAGCACCAGCTTTAAACATAGGTTGCAACCCTTCAAATAGCCTATCTTTCTTCTTTTGATTACCATAACCCTTAATACCTTGTTCAATGCCTGGTAAAAACTTTCCTTCTCTTTTGCTTTTTTTATGAATATAATCTCTTAACATTTCTTGATATGATATTGTTTCAATATTTATTCTTTTAATTGGATTGTATCGTTCAGCGATTTTAAATATCTCATCTGCACAGTCCATGGGTAATACTCTTTGCCTCCAGTACTCAATAATATAATAATCATAATCAGCTGTAACACCAATAACCATAATAACACTATAATCATTACGAACACTAAGCGTAGAAGCTGGGTCAACCCCCATGTAAATATTAACATACTCTATCCTTCCATCATCTAATTTTAAATACCAAGAATTTCTACTTTCATCAAATTTAAGTCCCCCTTTGTAAAAATTATCGGTTATATCCGATTCACTAAAGATTTGGTCTTCAGGAGATTTAGCTTGATTCATATATTCTTGATAAAACTTAGATGGAGTGCCAGAATCGATATAGAATTGTTTTCTTTCGTCTAATTTCTTTAAAGGCCATCTTGAAGGCCATAATGGAGTGCCATCATCAAGTATAGCTTTATATGTAATTAAATCCCAAGAATACTCTTCTCCATTATTTTGAGCTTCTTGATGGTTTTTAACAAGTCCATTTAAAAATGAATCATAATGCACAATAGTACCATTACACCATAAGAATCCACCTTTATCGAAATCAATAGCTGGATAAACAGCCGCAGTAACCCAATTCTTTATTTGTTGCCTTGCTTCAGGAGTCTTTGTATTTAACTCTGATTCAAAGTCATCAAGTATAATTCCAGTATATCTTGTAGATAATTGCTTTTTACCACGCAGCCTTTGTGCTGCTCCTTTAGCAATCATCCTACAATTATTTGTCAATGTTATTTCGTTTTTAGTCCATTTATCACCTTGGAGGTCACCGAAATAATAATGTATTGCAGGATTCGAGTATATGTGATTAGAAATCCAATTAAGGTTATCAATAGCCTGGTCTTGTGCCTCGCCAACCCAAGCGATAAATTCTGGGCTTTCTTTATTCGCAAATAAGAACCGATGTAAGACAGCCGTTGCTGCTAAGGTTGACTTTGCGTGGTCACGAGGCAATACAAGAGCCAATTGTTGATTATCTCTATCTAAAAGTTT